CACGCACTCCGTATACACCCTAGACAGGGCTATGCCTTGTCCTTGGATGGCTAAGGTTGCTGGTGACTTCTTTCCTGCAAAGTATATGTTCACTGTGGACTATACAGACACTGATGTGGCCGATGACCCAGCGCAGCACAAACAGGCTCATGTATTGCAATTGTTAGATGCTGGGCCTTGGACGGGCAATGTAATAGCCTTGCCAAACAATAGGGTCAGGGTCACTCATCCAGCTTGGTTTGAAACGGGCGAGGGCGCACCAGACTTCAAGCCCTCACAGCATGTACATTATTCTAAATCTGATTTAGATTACACATTAGATGTCACGCAGATATTCGACAACTTATACAATGAGGCTGAGTGATGAACTATACAGAGCTTACAGCAGCTATAAAGAATTATACAGAGAATGAAGAAACAACATTTGTTTCTTTAATTCCAACATTTGTACAGCAAGCTGAACAGCGCATATTCAGAACTGTAACTATACCTGAGGTAAGAGCCAACAGCACTGGAAGCTTAACTCAAGGAAATCAATATCTGCAAAGACCATCAGACTTCTTGGCTGTTGCATCCATTGCTATAGTTGATCCAACCACATCTGAATATACTTATTTATTAGATAAAGACGTTAACTTCATAAGAGAAGGATTCCCAGTAGCGGCAACGCAGGGAAAACCTTTGTATTACGCTCAGTTCGATGGTGATGCTATAGCTGCTGGCACTCATGGTCACTTCATTGTTGGACCAACCCCGAATGCTAATTACGTTGTGGAACTTCATTACTACTATGAACCGCCGTCTATAGTGTCTACTTCAACATCTTGGCTCGGTGACAACGCTGATTCTGTATTGCTTTATGGCTCTTTGTTAGAGGCTTACACCTTCATGAAGGGTGAGCCTGACATAATGAATGAGTATAAAGAAAGATACGATACAGCGTTAAGGCAGCTTTCTGTAATTGATGCTTTCAGTAAAAAAGACAGTTATAGAGATGGTGAACCAAGATGAACATGCCGTTTGAAATGTCTGTTGGTAGTGTTGGGGTTAAAACTACTAATAATCGAGGCTTTACCCCTGAAGAAGTTGCGGAACTATGCGTTGATAGGTTGATGATCGTGTCAAATGACGCGCCTCCCGTGATTAAAGACCAAGCCTTGGCTCACAAGGAACGTATGAAGGCTGTAATCGCAGCCTACATGAAACAGGCTATCCAAAGCGATAGAACTACTGTATATAATGCAATCAGTGATGCTGGTCATAAAAAGCTAGCAGAATATATAAGGAAAATGTAAATGGCATTCTCAGGAAACTTTATGTGTACCTCTTTCAAAGTTGAAGTTTTGAAGGGTGTCCACAATTTTACCGCTGCATCTAACGTATTTAAGCTGGCAATGTACACAAACAGCGCAAGTTTCACAGCGGCTACCACAGCCTACACTTCTAGCAATGAGGTTAGTGGTACAAACTACACGGCTAAAGGTAACGCTATAACCACAGTTACTCCTGTCGCATCTAGCACAACGGCTCTTGTAGACATGGACAATGTTGTATTTAGCAATGTAACACTTACAGGAGTTCGTGGCGCATTGATTTTTAACGAAGCAGCTTCGGGTGATCCCACAGTATGTGTTCTTGATTTTGGTGGTGATAAAGCTGCAAGTGCAGGTGACTTTACAGTTGTGATGCCAACCGCAGACGCGAGTAACGCTATTATCCGTATCGCCTAATTGGGGGATAACCCATGCCGCTACCTTTTTCTGGCTGGGGCCGTGGTGGTTGGGGTTCTAGTTCTTGGAATAGCTTACAAGTAGGCGTATCCGTTACAGGTGTGGCGGGTACTGCGTCTGTTGGCAGTGTAACAACTACTAGCGGCGTAACACAGCCCGTAACGGGCATAGCCGCTACGGGTTCGGTTGGTAGCGTAACTACCACTGGCGCGGCAAATATTTCCGTTACAGGAGTTTCAGTAACAGCAAGTGTTGGCTCTGTAACGACTACAGGCGCGGCAAACACTTCCGTTACGGGTCTATCCGCTACTGGTGGCGTTGGCACTGTAACAATTACAGGAATAGCGAACACAACAATAACGGGTGTATCAGCTACGGGCAGTGCTGGCTCTGTATCTGTTATTGGCACAGCAAGTGTATCGGCTACAGGTGTGTCAGGAACATCTGCGGTAAACACAGTTGTAACAGAGTCAGACGGAATTTTAACTGTTTTAGGTTTAAACTCCGTTGGCTCTGTGGGTTCTACGACAGTTTCTGGAAAAGCTAATGTACCTGTTTCTGGTGTTATTGGCACATTTTCTATTGGATCAGTCGATGCCCGTGTGGGCAAAAACATTTCTGTTACGGGAGTATCCGCAACAGGTAGTGTGGGCAGCGTAAGTGTTGAGTTTGACAACAACATCTCTGTAACAGGTGTGACTTCTACTGGCGGTGTAGGCTCTGTAACAGTAGATGCTGATGCGAATATATCTGCTACAGGTGTGACAGGGACAAGTAGTGTGGGTTCTGTCAGCGTTGAAGCTGATGGTCAGGCTTCCGCGACAGGTGTATCAGCTACAGGTTCTTTAGGGGCTGTAACAATAAAATTCAGTGCATCTATTGCGGCAACGGGTGTTAGTGGTTCGTCTGGTGTTGGAAGCGTAACAACCAAAGTAGATGCGAATATATCTGCTACAGGCGTTGTAGGAACAGGCGCGGTTGGAAATTTAACTGCCTATATACCCATTAGCGTTTCTGTTACAGGCGTGTCAGCAAATGCAAGCACTGGTTCTGTTAATATAGCGTTTAGTTATGCGGTTACAGGCGTGTCAGCGGTAGGACGTAATCCGTTATCTGTTTCAATAGGAATAGGTAAGTATGTATATCCAGAAGGTGTTTCTGCTACTATGGAGTTGGGGACGGCGTTTGTTTGGAGTAATATAGCGCCCATACACAATGCAAGCTGGGCTGATATATCTATAAGTAATTCTAGTTCTTGGTCAGACATCACCCCTTCATCCTCAGTAGATTGGAAAAAGATTGCATCTTAACCTTTGGCGCGGTATTAATGGCCCAGCAAAAGGTTCAATTGAACCAAAAGTAAGTCCAAAGTTTGTTGGGAAATTGTATGGCTAGTGTTTACACAAACGATTTAAGACTTGAAGAAATAGGTACTGGGGAGCAGTCTGGCTCTTGGGGAACTACCACAAACAGAAATTTAGACCTTATAGCTGAAGCTTTTAGCTTTGGCACAGAAGCTATAACAACAAACGATGACAGCCACACAACAACTTTAGTTGATGGTCAAACATCTCAAGGTAGGTCAATATTTTTAAAATACACTGGTGCTTTGGATTCTAATTGTACAGTAACATTGGGTCCAAACAGTGTAAGCAAGATGTGGTTTATTCAAAACGCCACAACAGACAGTGGGTCATCAGGCCCTTATAGCCTTATTATAAATCAAGGCACGACAGGCGGCAGTGGTTCAAAAATTACCATACCGAATGGACAAGTTAAATGCGTTCACACTGATGGAATTGGTGACAATTCTTCTGTCATTGATGCATTTACAGGTTTAAGCGTTCCAAGCATGTTTATAGCGGGTGCTGCCCCAGCAAGCATTGGTGATGTTTTGGCATTAAGCATAGCGTTAGGATAAAATATGGCTAATACCTTTAAGAGCTACATGGTTAGGCAAGTTGGAACTTCTGAGTCTCTCGTTGTCACTGTAGCTGGCAGCACACAGACGGTAGCAGTTGGAATTAACCTTGCCAACTTACTGGGAACTCAAATTACTGCGAGTGTCTACATAGAGCGTGGTGGGTCAAATGTTGATTACCACATTGTAAAAGATGCGCCAATACCTGCTCAAAGTGCTTTGTCTGTCTTGGATGGTAAAGTGATACTTATGGCGGCAGATAAGTTGTACGTTAAGTCTAGTGCATCTACTAGCCTAGACGCTATACTGTCTGTACTTGAAATTACTTAAACTGGAGAAATCTAATGGCTGGATATATTGGCTCTAAATCTTCAGGAATAATATCAGGCATTGATGCGTCTATCGCTGAGTTAAACCTTAATGATAAGGCTTCAGCCAACGGCACTACAGAGGCCAACAAGGTTCTTACAGCAGATGCCAATAAAGATGTTACCGCGATCCGCAACCTGACTGCTACGGGCAATCTTGCTGCTACGGGCAATGTGACGGCTGGTGGTTCTGTAACTGCTACAGGCACCGTTACACGCGCCCTAACGCGAGGTTCTATTGATGTTGGCAATAGTTCTGGCGTGTCATCTGCTTTAGCAAAAGGCGCTGCGGGGACGGTTCTTACTAGCGATGGCACAGACTTGTCATTTGTGGCTGCATCAGGTGGAGGTGAACAGACATTTACTGCTACAGGCGCAGTATCTAACGGAGCTATTGTTGGTCTTAATTTTGATGGTACAATCAGTGTTATGTCACAGAAAGCGGGTTCTCCTACGGACGCTAGTTCTGCGGATGTTGATAGCTCCCGCGCAACAGCTATTGCGTATGATAGCACTAACAACAAAGTGTTATATGTATATAACACCGCAGACCCCAACATGTCTGCGGTAGTTGGAACGGTTAGTGGCAATAGCATTAGTTTTGGAACTCCCGTGAACGTGGTTAGCTCAGGTGGAAATCCTACAGTTTGTTTTGATAGCAATGCTGGTAAATTTGCAATCATTTACGCGAAGAGCAGTACCATTAAAGCAAAGGTCGCAACTATCAGCGGCACATCAGTTAGTTTTGGCTCGGAGGCGTCTGTGGACAGCGAGCCTCTGACCGCAGCGGTAGGAGCAGCTATATTTGATCCAGACCAAAATGCAATAATCTATGCGAGGATGGGAACAAGCAATCATGGTCGTATTAGTGCAGGAGCTATAAGTGGAACGTCAATATCTTGGGGTTCCACTGTTGAGTACAGCACGGATTATGTGGAAAACAATTTAAGTTTTGATCTGACTTATGACACTTCAGCTAATAAAACAATTCTAGTTTATAAGAGGTTAATTAACAACACTAGCGGAGATATATACTATAGAACTGTTACGACTAGCGGCACCAGCATAAGCCTTGGTACTCAAAGAGTGCTTTATGCCAGCACCAGTACATATGCAGAGCCAAGGTGTGTTTACAGTCCAGCAGCCAATAAAACTTTCTTTGCTTACGCTCAGGGGTCTAGCCTTGAAACAGTAGTTGGGACTTTATCTGGTGACACGTTTAGCTTTGGAACAACAAAAAGTAATATTTCTGGAACTCCTGTTAGTGGCACTGCTTACCACAGACTTTACAACTACAACCCAGATACAGAGGAAATTATAGAAAGCAGCATATATTACTATGGCACTGCTCAAACAGCTAATTATAAAATAGTTGGTACAAACCATTATGCTCAAACATATATTAATATTGTTGAGGGTTTAGGTAC